GATTGTCAAGATTCGCGATATGCAGGAAGGCTTCGACAAGGGTCTGAACGAACTGTTCTGGAAAGACGGCACGCAGAGCGCGCTGGCATTTCCCGGACTGTTGTCGCTGATCGTTGACAATCCGGCAGCCGCAACCGTCGTCGGCGGCATCGACCAGAACGCGAACGCGAAGTGGCGCAACCGCGCCAACTTGACGATCACTGTCACCACTCCGTCACTGCAAGGCGTGCTTCGGACTCTCGACAAGGAGATGCCGCAGCTTCGCCGCTTCGGTGGCAAGCCGACTCTTGGTTTTGCCGGCTCGGACATGATCGACGAGCTCAAGGCCGAATACCGCGAGAAAGGTACGTACACGCAGAGCGGTTTCAAGGAGGACAAGGATTTGTCGGCCGGCGACGTGTCGTTCGACGGTATCAGCATCATGTACGATCCGACGCTGGATGACCTTGGCTATCAGAAGCGGCTGTACCTCATCGACACGTCTCACCTGTTCCCGTTCGTCGTGGACGGCGAAGATGAGAAATCACATTCGCCGTCTCGCCCGGAAGACAAATATGTCTTCTACCGCGCGAAGACTTGGGTCGGTGGCCTCGCCTGCAACCAGCGCAATGGTTGCGGCGTGTACGCCTTCGCGTAACGGGTAGAAAGAAAGGAACTATCATGTTCGACGTTGTCAACAAAGCTCTCAGCGCGGCGGTTGCCACCAACGGCACGTTCACCGTGGCGTATTCAACTGGCCGTAGCGCGGGGTCATACACCCAAGGCCACGCCCACAAGATGTTCGGGCTTCAGACGCTATACGTAGCGCCGAAGGACTTCACGATTTCCTTCGGCGCAACCGAAGCGACCGTGACGTGGAAAGGCAGCACGACGCTGCCGGTAAACACGGCGCTGACGCTGGAACTCGATCGGCTTGGCGACAATTCCAACAAGCCGGAAAATGTCGTCGTCGCGGACACTGTCAAACGGGCGTCGATCGCGTTGATCGACCTCGGCAGTCCCGCTGCGGCGAACTCGTCCAACATCTCCGCTTCGCAGACCGTTACCGGGGCAGGCACTGCGTTCCTGCTCAACGGAACTACCGCCGGAATCCTCGACGTTGCTCGTAACGTCGTGGCCGCGTGGTCCAACACCGCTGTCCTGACGATCACCGGCAAGGACCCCAATGGCAACACGGTCGTTGAGACCAGCGCCAGCGGTACGTCTCACACCGGCAAGAAGGCATTCAAGTCGATCACCAGCGTCAAGACCAGCGCGACCGTCACCGGCGCCACGGCCGGCACTGGCGACGTGCTCGGTCTTCCGGTTCGCGTTTCCGAGGCGAATGCGATCCTTGCAGAAATCAAGGATGGCGTCGCCCTGGCGCGCAAGCCGCGAAAGGTCACGCACTCGGGCCGCGTGCTCCTCACGGACGGCACCTACGGCGTGGTGCATGTTCCCTTCGTAGGTACGATCAAGTCAATCCGTACCGTCGAAATCGACGGCACGATCGCCACCAACGACGCGATCTTGACGTTCAAGATCGGAACGACGGCCATAACCACGGGCGTTGTAACCATCGCGACTTCCGGCTCCGCGGCCGGCGTCAAGGACAGCGCATCTCCGACTGCGGCAAACGTGCTGGCAGCCGGCGACGCGATCAACGTCACTGTGTCCGGCACTCCGGGCGGAGGCAAGAGTGCTGCGGTCGAGATCGAGGTCGAGCTGTCTGACGTTCAGGCATTAGACGGCACGTTCGTTGCCGCCGTCGACACTGCTCCGACAGGTACGACCGGCGACGTGTATGGTACTTACGATCCCGTCGCGGCCACAGACGGTGCCCTGGCGTTCCAGCTTCTCGTCGCGCTGTCGGATCCGGCAGATCGCGGCGTGGCGCAGTTCACCGGGTAATGAATGGCTGAGAGCGCCGCTACTCCCTGGCGGCCGCTCTCGCCGGGGCGGCAGGATTCCCCCGGGAATACCGGGCCTGCCGCCCTTCTTTTCTTTTCTTTTCTTTTCTTTTCAGCAGAGGAGACCAGAATGAAACTTTACACCGCTAAAATTCGCCTGCACGGCTCGCCTATGGACGAGGTAATCAAGTCCTGCCTTACGCCGGCCGAGATTAAGATTCTGCATCACATTCACGGTGGCGACGCCATCATCGACGTTGCCGAGATGAAGGCGGCCAAGACGGAAGGTGGAGCGGAGATGCCAATAACAGTTGAGCGCACGGCAGCGGAGGAGCGCGATCGGCTGGAATATAGGTACGGCGAGAAGATCGTCGGTGCCGTGTTCGGCCCGCCGGTCGAGCGCATCGAGAACGACATCGATGGCCGTCCGATGGACGAGCAGCTTCCTGTCGTGCACCGTACGCAGCCGCCGAATGCGATCAAGACCGCCGACCTGATGGCGTAAGCCGCCGATGGCCCGCCGAACGCAATTCCTCGACCTCGTGACTATGCTTCGTAATGAGCTTGGCCGCTCGACGAGCGTTTCGGTCGGCGTGGATGATCTTCCGCGGTTGAAGCACCATTTGAACCGGGCCTATGAAACCCGGTTCGACGAACACGACTGGCCGCATCTTCGCAAGCTGTTCTCCAAGATTGCGATGAACGCGAGCCAGTCGCTCTATGATTTTCCGTCCGACCTAGACTATACCCGTATCGAGGGGACGTGGGTGTGGTGGAACAGCCGCCCCTATGGCATCGATCGCGGCATCACGCCGGATGACTACGCCATCTTCGACACGACCAGCGCCAAGACATCGGCCCCGATTTTGAAGTGGGACGTGCGCGATGCGGCCGGCCAGGTCCAGTTCGAGGTATGGCCGATGCCATCCGCCAGCGCCGTGCAGACGGTGCAGTTCCTCGGTCACCGCAAAGTCACCAAGCTGGTGAACGACGCCGACCTGTGCCTGCTCGACGATTGGCTGATCGTGCTCGACGCGGCCGCAGCGCTCACCAAGGACGTTGTAGATAAGAAGCAGAAATCCGCCGAAGCGGAAACACGGTTCATCACCGTGCGCGCTAACACCGTCGCCGGAGAAGCGCCGGTTCGCTACAATCTCGGCTCCCCGCCGGCCGACCCCCTGAAGGGCGTAACGATAAGGGTTGGGTGATGGCTCAGGTCATCATTTCCGACTTCAAGTATGGCCTCGACCGCCGCCGTCCCCGCGTGGCCGGCGTGCCCGGTACGCTATGGACCGGAACCAACATCCACATTACGCGCGGCGGCGACATCGAGCTCCCGAAGAAATTCGTGCCGACTTACACCGGCCTGTCAAATACGTTCGGCATCGGCGTCGTGCGCGGGCAGGTATACGTATTCGGCTCGGCCGACCTCGCTGCCAGCATGCCGAGCGGCGTCCGGTATCAGCGCCTCATAGCCACCGGATCGCCGGCGATGGTGCGGGTGCTGCATAACAACACGTTCAACGGTAAGCACTACGTCATCGCAGAATACGATGACGGTAACATCCACCACTTCTATGACGGAACCCGAATAAGCGCCCTGGACGCGATTGTCGACGCAACGGCGACCTACGACACGCTGGCGAACCACTTGGCCCGTAAAACGGGAGCGGACGCCGCGGTACGCGCGGTCGCTTTCGGCCAGGTCATAATGTTTACGGCGCGCACGCCGGGAACTCCATTCACGCTGACCAGCGCAACCCTGGACGGCGGCGCCAACAACGATCAGACCGCCGTTGTTTCAACGGTGCAGGCCAACGTGGCGGCGGTGGCGGAAGTGCGCGCGGCCGGCACGGTGACGATCATTGGCGGCAGCGGCAACCCCGGCGTCAACAAAATCAGCAGCGTTACGGTCAACGCGGCCGCTATCACGTCCATAGCCGTGGACTTCGTGTCGTCGAACAGCGCGACCGCCACAGCCCTAGCGGTGGAGATCAACAACCGAACGGCGGCGTCCGGATACTCCGCATCGGCGGCAGCCAATGTCGTGACGATAACCGCGGCGCCGGGAACCGGCACGGCCAAGAACGGTCACGCCGTTGCTACGACCGTAGCCGGCGATGTCTCCACCACTACGGCGAACATAGCCGGCGGCGTGGCGGCCGTAGCGGCGGCCGCGCAAGTGTTTCTTGTTACGTTCGGCGGGACGTTCCAGTCCCTCGATAAGTTCACGCTGACGCTCAACAGTGTTGACTACGTAGCGACCGGGCGCGCATCGGCACATGGCACCAGCGCCTTCGTGTACAAAGGCCGCGAGTTCCTTACGCAGGGGTCGCTGTACCGCTGGTGCAAGCTGAACGATCCCCCGGACTGGACCGACGCCAATGCGTCGACCGGCGCGGGTTTCATCAACCAGTCGAATGATTCCGAGGGCAATGAGCGGCTGCTGTGCTCCGTGCAGTATCAAGACCTTGTCTCCATATTCACCGACAAGTCCGTTCGCATATACACGATCGTAGCCAACGCCGCGAACAACGCCTTCGTGCGCGCGGTCGACAACAGCGGCACGCTGGCGCCGCGCTCGGCTGTCGCTCTATCAAATACCGATATCCTATATCTGGACGTTCCTGGGGTACGTTCACTGCGGCTGCGTGACACGCTCGGTAACGCCTTCGTCGATGACGTCGGATCGCCGGTAGACCCGGTCATAACGGCGTGGATGCGTGACGCTGGGCCAACGGCGGTCGCGAACGCGGTAGCCGCCATAGAGCCGGTGGACGGCCGCTACCTGCTGGCGATCGGCACACGCATCTTCGTGTACTCATACTTCCAGCACTCCAAGATCGCATCGTGGTCGTACTATGAGCCCGGCTTCAGCACGCAGGCAATGATACGGGCCGGGCAGCAGTTGTACGTGCGCGACGCCTCCGTGATCTACCTCTATGGGGGCCAGTACGGCGACACTTATTACGGCAGCGGCGAGATCACGGCGACGGTCGAGCTCCCGTTCGCCGGGGCAAAGTCGCCGGCTACGTTCAAGCAGTGGGAAGGTATCGACATCGCCTGCGTCGGCTTGTGGGACTTGGACCTGCTGGTCGATCCGACCGACGACACCAAGTTCATAAACATCGGGATAGTTACAAAGACCACTTTCGGGCTGCCGCAGATCGCGTCGGTCGGGGAGGCGCCGATGTTCTCGATCAAGGCGGTCTGCACCAGTGGCGGGCAGTCGTCAATTTCGTCAATTGTCGCGCACCATTCCGTGACCGAGACAGGGTGACAGGGTGCGTTCTACGTGCTATATCTGTCAGATAGTACACAGCCAAGACCCCGTCTCCGCAGCGCTACAGCGTGGAGACGGGGCTATTTAGCGGACGTTTTTCCTCCGGTCGCGCCGTGCCGGAACCATTAGGGAAACCGTCCGTTGTCCTGGCTCTCAAGCGCATTCAGCAGCCTCACCGGAAAGACCGCCCAACGGCAGGTCAACGCCGCGCTTGCGGCCTCAAACGCGCAGGCGTCGCGTATTTTCGATGAGCAGAAGGCCGAAGCCGAGCGCCAGCGGCAGGCCATGCTCGCGGCCGAGAACACCCGGCAAGGCAACATCAAGGCAGGCAATTCTGCGATCGATAATGCCTTCGCGCAGTTCAACGACGACTACTTCAACAAGGCGTCCAACAGCTACGCCGGCGCGCAATTGCCGGAGCTCAACAACCAGTTGACACAAGCGCGGGGCGACCTGACGGCGCAACTCGCCGAACGCGGCACGCTGGAATCGTCCATCGGAGCACACAGATTCGGCCAGTTGGAGGAGCGTGCGGGTAACGCGCGGGCCGGCATCGGCAACGCCGCGACCGACTTCGCCAACGGCCTGCGCTCGAACGTCGACACCGCCAAGAACAAGCTCTACGACCTATCACTGTCGGCCGCCGACCCGGCGGCAGTGTCGGCGCGCTCGATCGGTGAATCGACGTCGCTGGCGCGCTCCGGGGCGACGCCGCAGCTTCAACCGCTCGGCAACGTGTTCTCAGACTTCTTGACGCCACTCGCCTACGCTGCGACGGCGTACAGCAATTCAACCGGCCCGCTGCGCCCGCGCGTTGCGGCCGGGGCGCCGACGAGCGGCGCTGGTTCTTCCCGAGTGGTGAAATAATGGACCCGGTAACACTCGCAATTCTGGCCGGTAGCGCAGTGGCCGGTGGTGTCGGCGGCTCGCTTGAGGCGAGCGCCGCTGCGAAGAACAACGTAGCAGCTATCCGTGCGTCCATGACGCAGGCTCAGCAGGACGCGAACGAGGCGCGCGCCCGCAACGAAGTCATGCGCGGCTACCAGGAGCGGCAAGCCGGCTGGCTCAACGACAATCAGGGCAGCTTCACCGGCGGCTTGGCGCCGTTCCTGCCGGACGGACAGGGCGCTGCCATGACATCGGCCGCGGATACGCGCGGGAGCGCGATCAGCCGCGCCATCGACTCGGCGGGGCCGTCGAATATCGCGTTTCGCGCCGATGCGCCGAGCGTTGCGGTCGATGCGGCGAACAGCAGTATCGCCGATGCGTTCGGCCGCGTGCACGCGCAAGGCCGGCGAACAGCCGGCGCCGGCGCGTACGGCGATGTGTGGGGTGGCAACTCCCGCACCATTTCCGGCACCGCGCGCAGGGTCGGTACGACGAACGCAATTTCACAGGGCAACATCAAGCTCCTGCCATCGGAGCAGGACTTGGTCGGCTTCCAGCAGCAGCCGCCGGTCATGCAGACAGCGCCGGTGCAGGCGCCGTGGTATGCTGGGGCGCTTAAGGCGCTAGGCAGCATCGGCGGGTCGTATGCCGGTTCGCGCATGGGCGGCTCCGGTGCTCCGGCTCCGGCCAAAGTGCGGGGATAGCGTAAATGGTAGCAATCATTGGTCAGCGCATACCGATCCGCGCCACCGGCGTTCCGGTGCAAAAAGACAACATCGGCGGCATCTTCTCGTCGTTCGCGAAGCCGTTCCTTGATGGCGTAGGGACGGATATCAAGCGCGAGCAGTTTGCGCGGCTGCGCGACACGAACCTTGGCATCGAGGAAATGCGGCAGGCGGTAAACGCTGCTCGCGAATCCGGCAGCGTGAGCCCCGCGGACCTGTACATGGGCGCCCTCAGCGCCGGGCGGAAAGCAGACGACGCGAGCGGCTTCGGTACGGGGATGTCCTCGGTCATACAAGGGGTTGACAGCCCCTTGACGCAGCGGTGGCTTACCGCCGAAGGCAGGTATCCTCAATCTCCGCTGCACCAGCAGCGCGCGAATGAGAACGCAATGGACATGCAGGAAGCGCAAGAGCGCACGAAGCTGGCCATACAGCAGCGCGCGAATGAGAACGCAATGGGCATGCAGGAAGCGCAAGAGCGCACGAAGCTGGCAATCGCTGCGCAGACGCCGCGTACGGTCATTGTGGATGGCGTTCCGATGAATGTTCGGCAAGACGCCAGCTACAACATGCCAGCCAGCGTTCCGCTGTCGGAGCAGCAAGGCGCAGAAGCCCGCCGTCGACTCGATCAGCCTGGCGGCCTTGCTTCGCTCGATCGGCCGACACAGAAGTTTGTCGGCGCGCAGCCGGCCGAGCAGTCGATCGTCAATGCCGAGGTTCCAGGGGTCGGCGTTGTACCCGCCGTGCAAGGGCAGGATGGCCGGCTTCAGCACGTACAGACGCAGCAAACACTGCCGAATGACATCGGCGTGGTCGGCCGCTTGCAGGCAACGAAGGCGGAAGACCTCGGCGGCACAAATCCGGTTGTCAAACAGCTTTATGAGACTCGCGTTGCGACCGATCAAGCCAAGGGTGCAATATCTCGTCTGTCCGACCATCTGTCGCGCCCGAACTCCGATCAGGCGAGCGGCTATGTCGGGCAGGCGGCGTCGCTGTTCAACGATATGCGTTCGCAGTACGAGGCAGTTGCGCGGCTGGTAAATCCGAACGACCGCGGCTTGCAAGGCGAACTTGAGGCCACGGGTGTTGCTGCGTCCATCGACGCCGTTATGCGCGACCAGAACTTGGCCGCGACCGCGCAGCGGCTCGGCATCGACCACGCTTTGCTGCGCTCGCAAATAACAAACCTGGCATACGCCATCGCCAAGGCGAATGACCCTGGCGGTCGTATGTCAGATCAAGACATCCAGAACGCTGGCCGTATCATTGGCACGTCGTTGATGGATCCGGTGTCCGCGCGCACTATCTTGCAAGACCTCGCTGTACGGCTGGACCAGCAGCAGGAAATACGTGAGCGCGCGCTGCGGGAGACCTACGGCGACAGGGTGAAAACTCCGCTGCGCACTGGTAGTGGCGCCGCGCCGGCGAGCGGAGCACCGCGGGAAGGCGCAACGGCTACCGGCCCGAACGGTGAGAGGCTCATCGTGCGCGACGGCAAGCTGGTCCCGCTGCAATGACCGCACTTCCGCCCGGCTTCGTATGGGACGAGCCGCAGCGCGGTCAGGCGCTACCGCCTGGCTTCGTGTTGGATGCGGCGCCTGTTGCGGCCGCAGTCTCAGCGGCTACCGCCGCACCTGAAACCATACCGCTCCCGCGGCCGCGCCCCGGCATCACGGAACAACCCGGCCCCGTGCGCGGGCTAATGCTCGGTACACAGCGCGCCGGCGCTGGCCTCGCTGATTTAATCGGAATGCCGTTCGACCTCACCAATACGGCGGTCAACGTAGGGCTGGCCGGGCTAGACACTGCCTCCCGCGCTATCGGTGGCCCTGAAGTACCGTTCCGGTTCGGTATGGCGTCCGACGCAATAAAGCGCGAAGCCGGCGGCCTTGCAGAGCGCGCCGGCATACCACTAGTTACGCCGCGCACGTTCGGGGAGAAGGCGCTCGGAAACGTCATAGAGTTCGGCACAGGCGCACTGACCGGAGGCGCAGGCTTGGCCCGCGCTGCTGCGCGCCGCGCGCCGGAACTGCTCAGCGAATTTGCGCGGCCGCGCGCATTCGATCCATTGCTGCGCCCGTACGTCAAATCGCCCGTAAAAACTACCGCGGGCGACACTGCCGTAGGCGGGGCGATGGGCGGCGCATTGACCGCGTCTCAGGAAGTGCCGGAGTCCATCCGCAGCAAGGGCGGCGGGCTCGCCGGCGCTACCCTAGACTTAGGCGCTATGGGCCTTGGCGCACTCGCTGGCGGCGCCGGCGTTGAAGCGGTGCGCCGCGCTCCTTCGTCTATAATTGAAAATATACGAAACATATTCCCGGCTCGCGGCATCACATTCGATCCGTCCACGGGTCTTCCTACATCCAAGATGGCTGCCAATAAAGCCGCGGAGTTTATCCAGAGTCAGACGCACAACCCCGCGGCCGCAGCGGCCATGATCCGGTCGCGTGTCGCCGAGTTCCAAGGCGAAGGGCTTCCCGTGCCAACGACGGGCCTCATCTCCGGCGATACCGGCCTCGCCGGTATCGAGCGGCGCTTGCGCGCGCAGCAGTCGACCGGAACGCTGGCCGATGCGCCGCACGTCGCGCCAGACACCAAGGCGAAGTACAGCTTCGGCGACCGCGACACTGCATTGCGCGACAGCGCGGTAGAGAACGTCAACTCTCTGCGCCCCGCCGGCGGCGACCCGGAGCGGCTGCCGGCGCGCGCTGCCGCCGTAGAGCAGGCCACGATGGAGCCGGTACTTGCTCGCGCCGAACAGACGCAGGGACGGCAGGAGCGCGTGGCTGAAATTCGCAAAGGCGACGCCGATGCGCTGGCCGCCAGCCAGGGCCGCGGCAACGCCGCGAGCCGCAACATTGACGAGACGTACCGGCAGACCCGCGTGACAGAGCGCGACCAGAACCGCGCGCTGTACGAAGACCCGAATCTCGTCAACGCGCCGGTGCCGGTCGAGCCGCTGCTGGACACGGCCGCGCAGTTGCGCGCCACCGGCACGGACGCCGCGCCACTCAGCTCAGTAGTGCAGAAGTATGTTGATCGGTTCCGTGCGCAGGAAGTGGACGACGCTGGCGCAGTGACGCGGCCGGGATTTAAGCCGGACCAGCAGATCACGATGCGCGAGGCCAACGCTGTTCGCGCCGAGATTGAAGCCGACATTCAGGCCAACCTGTCCAATGGTGAGGTCGTTCGACAGCTTCGCGCGCTGAAGGATACGACCGCGGGCTACGTTGACGATCTTGCGGCTTCCGGCGGCGACGCGGCTGCGATCGCCGCCCGTGCCGCGACCGGGAACTTCGCTACCCGCGTTCAGCCGAACTTCCGGCAGGGCGCCGGCGGCCGTGTAGACGCCAAGTTGAAGTCCGATCCGAACCGCACCAACTTCACGGAGTCGCAGACCGCCGGAGAGTTCCTGACCCGCCCCGAGGACGCGCAGTCGTTGATGCGAATCGCCGCGCTTCGCGGAAATGAAGCGCAGGTTGCCGGTGAAGCGCGCACCTGGATTATGGACCAACTGTCACGCACCGGCGTTGCGTCGAACGGCGCGGTCGATCCGGCACGGCTGGCCAGGTGGCGCAACATCAATGGCGGCCTCATTGACCAAGTACCTGGAATGCGCGGCCAAGTCGATGACATGCTCGACCGCGCGCAGCGCGGAGAGCGCGTCGCCGATCGCGCCGCCGAAGGCGTCCGCACCGCCGATCAGAACGTGGTGGACACCCGCCGCGGTATAGACCAAGGCGTGGTCGGCATGGCCGCAGCGCGCCTGCCGCGCGACACCGTGGCCGGCGCGCTGTCCCGCCCGGGGGGCTTGCGTGAACTACGCTACACGATCGGCCGCACGCCGGAAGGGCTGGCTGACGTAAAGGCCGCCGTCGCCGATTACTTCTCTAGCCGAGTGTCCGGTGTGGCCCCGGCGAACGTGACCCAAGGGACGCAGAACATAAACTTCGCGCAACTTGTGAAGGAGTTCGACAAGCACCGCGGGCAACTAGCGGACATCTTCTCGCCCGAAGAAATGAACGCGCTGACGCGCGCTCAGAAGGTGCTAGAACCGCTGGCAGAGCGCGCCGGACAGGCGACGGTAGGCTCGATCACCGCCGAGAGCCAGGAGGGGATGTGGCGCGCTCTGCGGTTCGGTATGTACGCGCTCACACGCAGCCAGCTACAGGCCGGCGGCCGCGTGCGTGCTATCCGCGACGCGCTGCATGTGTTTTCGGGCAAAGACGTAGCCAGTGAGGCTAACAGACTGATCGCGCGCATGCAGTTTGATCCCGATCTCGCAGTGCACCTGTTGGAGCGCCCGATCAAGGAGGTCGACACGCCGCTGTGGAACGACAGGCTTCAGAAGTGGCTCCGCCGCACCGAGGCGGCCAAAGAGACGCAGCGGGACGAGTGATGCCCGGAGACGCGCCGCGAGCCTACGGCATTAGGTAGAATACAGTCCTATTGCTGGAAACGTCGAAAAATGAGAGAGTGTCAATTAGACAGAATTAGGCACCCTCAAGGAGCAGCATTTCAATGGAAATCATCAAGGACATATGGGACGGCTACGTTGATGGTATTCGTAATCACCCGGCCGCCGCTGGTATCCTCATTCTCGCCCTGATCGTCGTAGGGGCCATCTTCTGATGGTTCGCGGCCAAAACCTCGCTTCAGGAGGATGACTGGCAATAAAATTGCGCGTCTTTCTGCTTGTCCGGTCTGTAGAAATATGAGAACGTAATCGTTCAACACCTATCTACAAAGAGACCCCCAAATGCTCACTTTCCTCGGCTGACCTGTCATGCTGACCCGCTGGCTCGATCCTGAATGGCGCATCGCGCATAAGTTATGGAGCATCCGCCTTGCACTCTTTTGGGCGGCTTTCTCCGGAATGTGGGTAGCGCTGCCGGCGTTTTATGGGTTCCTCCCGCCGCTTTGGTTCGCGGCCCTGAGCGTTGCTTTTTCCCTGATTTTCTGCATCGCACGTTTGACTAACCAGCCGGGACTCGCATGAGCGGCACCAGCATTGCAGCCCCATCGCGCACTAACAAGTTCGCCCACGGTTCCGGGAAATACGCGGTTATCGCGGTCGCGCTGATCGCCTCATGGGAAGGGCTGAAACTCGTCGGGTGGCACGACCGCATCGATCCTCCCGGTATCAACACGGTTTGTTATGGCCACATCGAGGGGGTGAAAGTCGGCGACCGCTACACCGCCGGGCAATGCAAGAACATGCTGCTCAACGATCTGCCGCGTTACGACGAGATGGTGCGGAAGTGCATCCGCGTCCCGATGTCGGACGGCACACATGCCGCGCTTCTGAGCTTCACTTTCAACGTCGGCGGCGGAGCGCTCTGTAAATCGAGCGTGGCGCGCAAAATCAATGCCGGCGAACTGAAGAGCGGGTGTGACGCACTCATGCTCTACACTCGCGCAAACGGAAAGTTTGTAAAGGGGTTAGAAAACCGCCGTCGCGACGAACGGAGGCTGTGCCTCTCATGATCGCAACGCTTTGGACCTTGGTTTGGCATTTCGGGATCGGCGGCGCCGGCATTGCTGGCGCGCTCGCCTTCGCTTGGTTTTCGCCTGTCTTCAAGAAAACGGCGCTATGGGCCGCTCTTTCAATCGCAATAGGAACCGCCTGCTACGCAACGGGAGTCGTCAATGCAAATTCGTACTGGCAAGCAAAATGGGACGCCGCGAAAAAGACGGCTGTCAAGCGCGGCGACACTGCTCGGGTTAGTTCTGGCAGCGCCTTTGATCGCGGCGTGCGCGACCGTCGCGACACTGACAAACGATGAGGCGACGTGCGCTGCGGTCAAACGCTCGCCGCCCTATTCAGGCAGCAAGCTCGAAACCGCTGTGGGGCGGGAATTTCGGCGTTGGACGGCGACAACCAACGGCACACTCGACAAATTAAGGTGCCCGGAATGAGCCACGTTTTTCCCCTTCGAAGAACCAGGCCCGCGCTCCTTCGGCTGTTCGGCGTTTTCGTGCTCGGAGGAACTTTCCTTTGGGGCGCGTCGTCCTGTACGCCGCGGCCGGCATACGCGGAGAGTAATTGCGGCACTCCCGACGAACTTATCTCCGTGGTTTCCGCGCACCCGGCCTACGCCGCCAATTCGCTTCTGACAGCCGCGGAAGCGGCGCGCGGCATGAGCGCCGTCAGCGACAACGCGCCGAAGGAAGTTGAGATCGAATCGGGGGTTTTAGTTCTCCGGACAGATGGCTCGCTCGTTTTCTTTATCTTCCTGAAAGCGGGCAACTGCGGAACGCTGATAACAAGGCCGGGCGATGCCGAAAAAATCATGCGCGCGATTAAAGGCCATAGCGCCAGGCTCTCCCATATAACATCGAAGGCTGCCATGATTGGCGGGAGCTGCCGCGATCCGTTTTGGCCGTTCGCATGACGCTGCCACTAAACAAAGAGATGCTGGCGGCCGCGTATGACTACCTGCGGACCACGCCGCCGTTCGCAAAGTGGAATCTGCCGGAAGGGGAGGACGTCATGTTCGCGGTCGTGCGCGACCCCGCGGTGCGCGGCTGGTATCGGCTTGATGAGAAAAGCCGGCACTCAATCGGCATCTCGACGCGCTGCATCGGCCGAACCGACAGCCTCCTTGTAACCATGGCGCACGAAATGGTGCATTTGTTCCAGCGGGACGCCCGCATAGAGTCGCCGCGCGCCGAGCACAACGCCGCGTTCAACAAGCTGGCCGAGCGGGTGTGCAAGCGGCACGGATGGGATCCGTTGTTGTTTTAGGGAGGACGGCATGGCGGGCCGAGCGGACCTGCGCCTGTGGCGCCCCGTAGCGGAATCGAACCGCTCTTGCCGGCGTGAAAGGCCGGTGTCCTAACCGATAGACGAACGGGGCGTTTTTAACTGAACAAGCCGCTTCGGCAAACACGCTGAACCTCGGCGCACTGGTCCTCGTTGAACTGCAATATGTGGCACAGCTTCTTCGCGATGCCCATCTTTTTAGACAAGGTAGCGTACGCCTCCGCTCGTGTGCGGCCGCTAAATTCCCACTGACAATCAAGCGCGCGATGCGCAGCCATCCGGGCCTTAGCTAAGGAACTTCCTGGTTCAGCTTTCATCGTTGCGCTCGGGTTGCAGCAGGGATTTGTATGCTAAGTGTCTAATTCTACAAGCAACACCTGCATCGAGTTTCATGCTGGAATCAGGCACATAACTGTCTCTTTTTGCACATTATGCTCGTCCGAATTACCGCCGTGAAAGGGCGGCGTCCTGGACCGCTAGACGAAGGGCGCAGCGGGCGCCCCGGCTGATCCGGACTTTTTAGTCAGCCCGGGCAGGACGCGCGGC